TGCAATAATGCAGAATCTCTCTTTTAAATTTATCTGGGCCTAGTTGAGCTAAGTCTGCCAAAAGTTCTACGGATGAGCCATAATATGTTTGCCAGTCGGATTCAATCTTGCTTTTGATCTTCTTCCGCTTTTTTGTACCGTTCTTTAGTTTAACAACCCGGTATGTGGTTTTAGAAAACTTTGATAGCTTCTTACCCACATACTTTCGGTTGTTAGTTAGGTTTGTTATAAGGTACACAAACCCAACGCAGTCATCGGGTAATGTGTCTACAACTTGATCGTTGTAAAACCACATTACTTGGCTGCTAACGCTTCTTTCTCCGCTGTAATCTCTTTACGGCGTTCCTTGATAGCTTTAGACATTTCCTGTAGTGCCTTACGAGCGCGAGCGGCAGCGGCCTTAACGCCTTTACCTGCAAATTTTTCGTTCTCGGCTTTGTATGCTTCAAACTGTTCTAGTAAAATTTCATGATTTGTCATAATGTTCCTTAATTTTCAATGACTTGCGTATCTGCTTCAAGCATAGTGAATCCATTTTCCTTAACTACCATAAGCACATTATTAACACGGCTTGCTAGTTCATCTCTGTGTGAGATTAAGAAAATGTTACGATTCATCTCACGACCCATTGACTTTAGAACTGACATGGAGTGTTCGATACCCACACTATCCATTCCAGAATCAACAAGTTCGTCAATGAACATCAAGTTCATTGGCTCAGTGAAGCTTTCATACACATCTCTAAAACTCCAGCTCAATGCCAGAATTAAACGATTTCGTTCTCCTCGACTTAGGTTATCAAAGTCAAAACTTTGTCCTAGTTGGCTAATATCTACTTCCAGGTCACTTTTGAATGTAACTTGGTGTGGTAGCTGTAGTTTGTCCAAATAGTAACTTAGTCTATGATTCAGGTAAGCCAAGTTTTGCTCAATAATACGCTTTCGTACAAATGAGTCTTTGCTTGTAAGCAACTTTAGCAAAAACTCTTGATGCTCAAGTAGCTTACTTACTCTGTTAATTTCATCCCAGCTGACCAGAGCTAGTGCAGTATTACGCATGGCTTCGATTTGTTCTTGATAAGGATCTTCTTCTTGGACCTTTGCATCAAGTTGCTTGCGGATGTTTTCTAAGTTGTTTTTGTGAGCAGCCGCATCAGCTACATCTTGATATTTGGTACGCGGGCGATCGCCCAAGTTGCCAATAGTTCGGACAGCCATATCAGCTTGCGCCAAATAGCCATGTTCTTCACGAAGTGCGTTAACAGTTAGATCCACAGCGGCTTGTGCATCTGTAGCCATTTGATCATGCTTCTCATCATGCACATCCTGACCGCAAGATGGACATTGGTGAGCCTTGATAGATTCCAAACTCTTTTGTGCAACTGCTAAGGCATCCTGCAACTTCTTAACGTTGCTTTGGCGAGTGGCTAATTCTTTGTTGGCTAACTTAAGGCGACTTTCGTTATCCTTGTAAAGAGCCACAGCACGATGAGCCTCTAACTCAGCTTCAATGTCTGTGTTTTCTAATTCTGTAATAGCCGCTTCAAATGCCGCTACATCTGTTTCTTTCTTGCTAGTCCAAACGCGACTGCGGCGCTCTAAGTCATCAATAGCTGATTGAACACGAGCATTGCTTTCTTGAAGAGCCTTGATGCGTGACTCTTCGTCTTTGATGTCATCCTTGCTTTTCTTAATAAACTCGCGAAGGATTTCAGCTTTCTCACTTAGTTGAGTAATGCCCAGCAGTTCTTCAATGATGTCACGTTGCTCACCACTTTTCAAACTCAAGAAAGGCTGAGTGTAAGTGTTTAGTGCAACAAGGTGCTTGAACATTTCTGCACTCATACCAACAACTTTTTCAATCGCTTCTTGAGTTACACGGTTTTCACCAGCACCTTCGTCTGTACCCGATTCATTGACTTCGTGATCGTCAACTAAGAATCGTAATACGTTAGGCTTGCGCCCACGTTCGATAGTGTACTTGGCACCATTCTTTTCAAACTCAACTGTAACCAACATGCCTTTGGTGTTAGTTTTGTTGATAAGGTTCTCTTTACGAATGTTTGTAAGTGCATTGCCATAGATAGCATAAGACAGCGCATTGACCATTGTAGTTTTACCTACGCCGTTACGAGCACCATCGCCACCTAAGTCTAAGTTGTTACCTAACACAAGAGTCAACCCATGTTGATTCATGCGGAGTCCTTGGGTAACATTACCCACACTCATAAAGTTTTTAATTGTTAGATTGTTAAACTTAATCAAACTGTCAGTCCTTGGTAAATTTGCACAAGAATTTGTCTATCGATAACATCAGAGTCAATTGCTTGAATCTGATTCAGAACAATTGCGTCAACAGATTCAAATTGAATCTCTCCGCCTTGCCATTCGGTTGCGTGTTCTTCTTTCTTGCCAGGAATAAGCGACAGCTCACGCATGTTATACGTTTCAGCCCACTGTTCTTTAATATACGTTGCTTCTTCGTAGCTAATGTCTACGTCGATTGTAATACGAGCAAACGTTTGTTCATCAAACAGTTCGGCATGACGATCAATGGCTTGTGTTAGTGTAAGTGTTTTAAATTTAGGAGCACCTGGCCATGTACGGAAGTCTGGCTCACCACCATACTCCAAGAACATGCAACCACGTTCGTCATCCCAGGCATCTGCATAGTTGTGCGGGAAACAATTTCCCATATACACAATGTTGCCTTTGCGCTGACGCTTGTGAAAGTGCCCGCTAAACACTAACTCTTGATTGGGAAAGTGTCCTGCATTAAGTCCACCATGATCTGGCATTTCTACCATGGCGTTCATTTTAAAGTGTGGAAGCTCAAAGTGACCAAATACATAACGACTTTTGAGCTTCTTCATAGTCTCCCATTCGTTGCCAACAAGCCAAGGGATAATAGTCATGTCGCCAACAGTAAGTGGCTCATCAACTAACACTACATTGTCTAAGTGTTTGGCAAACGGCAGTGAGTTAATCTCACGTTTTTCACGATACGCTAAATCGTGATTGCCCATAATCAAGTATACCTTTTCAAAGTGCTCTGACAGGTACTTGACGTTGGACGTTGTATAGTTTAGTGTGCTTACGTTAACAGTGGATCTGTTGTTGTGCCAGTCACCAAGAAAGATGCATGTTTCAGCACCTTCTCGCTTGGCTTCTTCAACCATCCACTTGATAAAGTTTTCACAGTCATTGTTGTGGCTACGACTATTATTACGTAGTCCAAAGTGAATGTCTGTGAAGCAAACAGCTTTCTTGAAAGATTGAGTCATCAGCAATTATAGCATTTCTGCAAGTGTATGTCTACAACGAACGAGCTCGTCCTTAAGGAAAAGTTTTCGTTTCTTAAGAGTTTGGGCAACAGGAGTATCGTTCTGGTGCTGTTGTTCAAGGATCAACAATTGCTTTTCAAGACTCTCGTGATGAATTTCTAAATGATCAATGTGTCGTTTCAAACTATCTGGGTGTTTCATGATTACTCCTTTTTTAAGAATGGTTTTAAGTCAGGTGGTGCCCAGCCTAGTGGTTTAAGAACCTTGCCATCTTCGCGCTTTCGTACTTTGCCAGTTTCCTTGTCGATCTTAGCAAAGTTTGTTTTCATAACTTCTTTCCAAGCACCATCACCATCAAATCCTGCAGAGTGGATAGCACCGATAGTAACAACTAGAATGTCAATTAGTGCATCTAGCGTTTCTACTTTGTCATGCGCCGCAATAGCATCTGCCAGCTCACCTGATTCTTCTTCAATCAGTTTCAAGTACATGTTAAATTGATCTGCGTTAAAGCCTTCGACGCTTTGATCGCAGGCTCTCATAAACTTTTCTTGATCGCGAAATGGATTAGTCATCATGCTTCCTCACTATCCTCTAAAATAATTTCAGTAACTTCGATGTCTGCATCGATATCAATGTCTGTTTCTAAATCAACATTGGCAGGTAATTCTTCACCTGGTTCAACAGCAGCCACCGGATCTTTAAGTGCATTGTATCTTTCAATACCTTCAAGGTGCGCCTGCTGGCTTTCCATCTGGCGTGTCCAGCTTGGCATTTGGCCCGAGTCTTGTAGCATGTCATCACGGATATCACGTTGACGCTTTTCTACGTTTAGAACACGGGTAAAGGAGTTAGTAACTGCGGCAGTATAATAAGCAAACGGGTTTTGTGATTTGCCTTCGTCAAACTGTAATGCAATTTGTGTAAGCTGAATAAGTGCTTGCCCGCGCATTTCATCGACATAACTATAGCCACGCCAGTTGCTTCGCAAGCTGTAACGTTCGCATAGCTTTAAGAACATTGCGCCTAAGCGATTTGTAATTTGTCCATGGGTCACACAAAACTCGCCTGTTTCTAAGTCGCCCTTCCAATGACTGCGAAGTACTTCGCGCCAAGTACCATCTTCATTTTGAACAAAATGTTTGAATGGAGGAAAGTTTACTTTAGAGCGATGATCAGCAATACTCTTGGGATTATTTTTACGTCCAGGCTCGAGAGGAATATGCTCAAACGTCATCATGCGAACAACAAGATCAGTTACTGGAATCTTTTTAGGATTAACTTCAAATTGATCTTGTTTTGGTTTAGTACTTGCTTTGCCCTTTGCGGCTTCCCATTCTGCAATGGCGGCTTGGTATGCTTGTTGTTGTAACCTAGCCGCGCGAGCTTCACGTGCTAAGTTGATAGCACCTTCAGGACAGGCTTTGGTTTTACGATTATGAAAGCTCTTTAATTCGGTTACAATATAATCATACTGTTCAAATTCTTTGCTTTCTTTCCAGCAATAGCTCATCTTACTTGCATGGATGGCTGCTAGAATATCTTTATTCTTTAGGTAAATGGTTGTTGTTTTCTCTGACACTAGTAGTCTCCTTGTATCAAGTATAGCATAAAGTTATAGGCATTGTCAACGGTAATATACCTACTTTACGAAAACGGTAAATAGGTATGGAGAAACTTTTAATGAAGATCAATGAGCTAAATTCCCGCATTGTTGCCGTATACGCAGGACGCTTCCACCCGTTCCACCATGGACACGCTGAAGTGTTTCGTGAACTCGCGAACAAGTTTGGCATTAACAATACTTACATCACATCAAGTGGCAAGGTAGAGCCAGAAAAGAGCCCGTTTACGTTTGCAGAAAAGGCACTTATGATGCAGGCAGCAGGCGTACCAAAAAAGAATATTGTAGAAGAAACAGTGCCATACGCACCAGTAAACTTGCCAAGCAAGTTGGGACTCGATCCAAACAAAGACGTTATGGTTTTTGGCGTGGGCCAAAAAGACATGGCCGAAGATCCACGTTTTGCGTTCAAGCCATTAAAAGACGGCTCTCCAAGTTACTTCCAACCATACACTGGCAAGAATTTACAGCCATTCAGCAATGCTAAAAATGCTAATGGTACACGTGCCGGCCATGCTTACATTTACCCTGTGCGTGACGTACAGTTTAGCATAGCCGGACAAACAATCAACAGTGCAAGCCAAATTAGAAACTTGTACAAAGCCGCAGATGACGAAGGCCGTGTAGCAATTTTACACGAGCTATATCCAAATGGTGGCGCACAAATTGATAAGATTAAACGCATCTTTGATGCCAAGTTAGGATAATACAATGGCTAATTTAGATAGTCGAGTTACACTTGAATTTAAAGCATTTGCTGAAATGGGCACCACAGATGAAAGTGGACGCAAGACCGGTGAGAATGACATTCGTTCTAATACGTACAAGGAACCAGGTAAGAATCATATTTTAACATGGCCAAGTACTCCTAAGATTTCGCAATCCATCGAAGTAAATTACAGTACATGGGAATTGCAACACACTAACTATCAACCAAGCGCATTTGGTAATCGTTCAACTCCAGTAGTGACTATCAGTGGGCCTTGGTTTAGTCGTACCGAAGAAGAAGCAAAGAAAACACTAACCGCAATTCATTTGCTACGTTCAGCGACAAGTATGTTTTATGGTCGCTCGGATACAAAGAACAAAGGCGTGCCACCACCAATTGGGCGTTTAAGTGCTCACGGCTTGTACTCAAATACACCAGTAGTTGTAAAAACGTTTCAATACGATTACCCAAACGATGTTGATTACATTACTGTTGATATGTTTAACGGCAGACAATCAGTACCAGTATTATTTGAAATGAGTGTTAGTTTGATTGTACAAATTAACGCAGTTGAAGCAGTTAAAGAATACACATTAGAAAATTTTTACACTGGCAAATTATTAGGAAACGGATACATTTAAAATGGCAACTACTGGAAAGAACCAATATGCTGATACACCAATTCAAGACTTTTATCTTGATTTGGCAAAGCTGCCAACAGCCGCAGATATTACAGACGGTAAAACAACAGAGACTATTGTAGTTAGTCCTAAGTATCAGCACCGCCCAGATTTACTAAGCTATTCTCTTTATGGTAACAGTAACTACTGGTGGGTAATTGTATTGCTTAACCGCAATCAGCTTCGTGATCCTATTAGAGATCTAAAAACAGGTATGGTACTTCGTGTGTTAAACAAAGCAGATATCGCTGGAGTAGTATAATGGCTACTAAACCAACACACAATGATGATATCGGCTTGCCAGAGATTCATTATAATCCTTTACAAAACTATCGCAACGTAACTTACAATACTCGCCTGACTGCGATGCCAGTGTTTGAAGCAACACAGTCAAGACACGAGCGAAGCTATGATTACAAAAAAGGTATCATATTATGGGAAACTGGCGGGTCAGGTTCAGTATATCTTGAAGAAATGACAATGGAATGTACAGGCGCTGGTAATAAGACAGGCAACTACATTACACAGATTCCAATCTCGTTTAAAGGCAAAGTAGTTGAGCCATTAGGTGGCCGATTCATGGAAGCAATTAGTTTAGCAAATTACGACCTAGGCTATAAAAGCAATGATGGTGTGTACTTGTTTGAAATTACATTCTCAGGTTACAACACAGATTCTGATATGCCAGAAATCTGCAAAGGCTGGGAAGGCGAAGAACTAGTATTCCGCTGGTACATTAGAATTAACGAACTACAAATGAATCTAGACTACAAAGGTAGTACATACGATTTTGAATTTGTAACTTCGTCTGGCCAGTCTATGAATTCAGACTATACACAACTTGAAGAAGGTTTCCGCATGATTGGCAAACCAGAAACTGTTGGAACTTTTTGCAAAGAACTTGCAGAAGCACTAAACAAGCGAGAAGAAGAACATGTAAAAGATGGACTTCGTTGTATTCCGCACAAGTATGTTATTACTGCCCATAAGGATATTGTAAATTTAAAAATACAAAATGGTTTTTGGTCAAGAGCATCTGCACAATTTAACATTGGCCGCGGCGAAGTACAAAGCCAACCTGGACAAACAATTCAATCATTCATTCTGGGACAGTTGGCTAATAGTCAGGACATGATGAAGCATTTACATCGTATTCCCGAGAAAAAAGATTACAACAGCAATGATGTTAAACCGGGCAAGATAGATATTGTGCCAAAGAACGTTGTAATTATTCCCGGTGCAAAAGATGTATCAGAAAACAAAGGGTATGCTTTTGATCCAAAGCTAGGAAGTTCTGCAAAAGAAATTCACTTCTTTATTACAACCAAAGAAGATCCACGTAACATCATTGCTCCACAAGAATATAAAGATGCACAAGATCCAGTGGAACGTAACAAGCGTGTTGATAACTGGATTAAAAAAGGACTATTGCGAAAAGTTTATAAGTGGATTTACACTGGAGAAAATTCTGAAGTTATTAATACCACTTTAAAACTAAACTACATGTGGCGTAATGTACGACCAATGTGGGTTAATTCAGAGACTGGTAAGCAAATCGCACCGTCTGGTACATCAGCAACAGCCAAGAAAAAATCAGAAGCCGCAGGACCTAAGGCAATTAAATGTGACGATGCTAAGATGGTTGGAACTGAAACTCAACGTGTGGCTGCAACCTACGCTGAAGATGCAGAGTTTGATACTGTCACTGGCAAGATCCGGCCTAAAGCAGGTTGGTACCCGCACATGCCGCAATTTTATCATATGAACTTTGGTGTGCAACAAAACTCACAACAAAGCGCATTGTCGCCGGAAAACGCAAATGAGTACAGCGTATATAGACAAATTGGTTCTAACCTGTCGGGCAGTGGCGAAATGGTAGAGTTAGATCTTGAAGTTGTTGGCGATCCTTATTGGCTAATGCAAATTCCAGGAAGCCCAGGCAAGCCGCCATGGGAAGAAGATGTATGGGAATATGAAAAAGAACAATTAACTGAAGATCAAATGGCTGAAAAAAGAAAGAAAGCCGCAACACATACTTGGTTGCCGTTTATCTACTTTGAAGCACAAGTACCTTCACCTACTAATAATGGAATTACAGACACAATGTTGTTACGCGAGTCTGACGCAATCAGTGGCGTATACTTTGCTGTTACATTAACAAATAAATTTACTAAAGGTAAGTTTACCACTAACTTAAAATGCGCTAGAGAATCGTTGTCTAATCCATGGACTGGTAAAGCAGCCAAGCCCAGCGCAACAAAAGGATCAACGCCTGGCAATGCCAACTCAGTTGGCCCAAACAACTCAAGAAAACCGTAAGGATATAAATGCAAGCAAATAACAAAGGTATTAGCACAGGTGGTGTTGGCGCAGTTGGCAATAAAATGCAAGGCGTCTTCATTGGCAAAGTAAAAGACAACATTGATCCAGATGGCCTTGGCCGCCTACGAGTGTGGATTCCCCAGCTAAGTTCAGCAGCCGAATCAAATAAACAAAGTTGGTTTACTGTACGCTACTGCCCGCCATTTGCTGGAGCAACAAATACCAAAGATGAGTCGCAGGCTAAAGACGCAACCAAATATGCACAGACAAATCAAAGCTATGGTATGTGGATGGTGCCCCCAGATAAAAACGTACAGGTTATTTGTAGCTTTATCAACGGAGAATTAAATCAAGGTATTTGGTGGGCATGCCTGCCGCATGACGGCCATACACATGCGATACCAGCAGTTGCGTCAGGTACAACACATGATGGCGAAACAACGCCATTGGCTGAACGTAATCGTTTTAATACAGCTGATCCAGACGTAGAACGCAGACCTAAGCATCCTCTTAATAACGTTATTAGACGACAAGGTCTTGAAAAAGACAAACGTCGTGGACACATCAATGCTGGTCCATTTAGAAATAAAGAAAAACACACAGGACTAGGTTACGGTATTTTAACACCTGGTCAGCATCAGTTTGTAATGGACGATGGTGAGGAATTTAAAAACGGTCAAATTAGATTGCGTACTGCATCAGGTAATACGTTTATCATGGACAACGACGAAGGCTTCATTTACTTTATCAACGCAACAGGCAATGCCTGGATGCAACTTGACAAAGAAGGCAACGTTGATGTGTATGCTGGCGGCTCGTTTAGTGTCAATGCTGTTGACAGTATCAACCTTCGCGCTGGCAATAACATCAACATGGATGCAGGCGCAAACTTAAATGCAGTTGCGGCAAAGAATTGGAATCTGGAAGCATGTGAAGTGTTTAATGCTACTGGTACAACTGGCATGAAGTTAAGCACAAGCCAGAACATGAACATTCTTGCTGACAGCCAGTTTAAAATGACTGGTCAGCGCATCGACTTAAATGGTCCTCCTGCAGAACGTGCAACATTGCCTACGCCAAACAGTTTAGTAACAAACTCGTCAGTTGGTAAAAGTGTTGCAGGCCGTGTTCCTGAAGCTGAACCTTATGGCGGCCACGTTAGTAAAGGCGGTGAGCAGCCTACAGTAGTTCCAGGTACCGCTCCAATTGATGATCCTGTGATTACGCCAGCCCCAGAAAGCTACGAAGACAAACCAGCACCAGAGGATACTGATGCTATTGCTTGTGTGCCAGAAGTAACACAAAGCAAATTAAGCGACGAAGGATTTAAGATCCTAAAAAGTCGCGAAGCATACTGTGGTATCATGTACAGTGACTATCAAGGTTATAGCATTGGCTATGGTATCCGCCTAGACATTTTTGGTCCCGGTGGAGGCGGCAAGATTGACGAAAATCTAAAGCGAGCATTACTAGCTGGGCCAAGTGAGCCCGAAGCACGACTAGCAAGCCGTCAAATTATTGATCGCGAAAATACTCCGCGAGTTATGCGAGCACTTGAAAAGGCAAAAAGCGGAGCAGGCAAGCCAATTTGTATTACACAGGCACAAATTGATGCATTAATTATGGCATCTTATAGTAGCCCAGCAAGTGCTGATAGAATGGCACAAGAATTGGTACAAGCAGCCGCATCCACAGCAGATGGCAAGCCTACTAACGAAGCTATTGCTAAAATTTGGGCTAATTCTCCGTATAACAACAGTAGCAAAGTTCGCAACAGTGATGCAAAATATGCAATGACTGGGAAGCCAAACTCTGATACACGAGTAATGGAGCCAGAGCAATTGCAAGCAGAAGGTATCAAGCGAGATTTGTCACGTTTAAAGAACAACAAAGTTCAACTTCCCGACACAGCAGGCTGGCGTACCCCTTATGGCAATGGCGGGCAAACTGGAACTAAAGTTGAAAATACTTACGGAAAACCAACTTCACAACACTTGGCTCAATGGGAAAGAAGTTACTATCTAAACACTGGAAATGTGCCATATGGTAGCAACTTAACTGTTGAACAACTCCGTGACAAGTATGGTTCTCCACATACAGGAGGCAATAATCCTCCAGGTACTCCAACAGCCGGCACCGCAACCTCCAGTAATGTGGGTTAAAATAAAACCCAGCTTAATAAAACTTGGTAAATAGGTGTATGCCAAGTTACACATCAAAATTTCGCGGGTATAGCTCAATTGGAACTAGCTTTTTAAGTCCAGTCCTGTACGACCTTGCCCTTGCAAAACAAGACTTACTAAACCACTTTAATACTCGCAAAGGCGAGCGTATTATGATGCCAGAATTTGGCAGCATTGTATGGGATATGCTTTTTGAGCCATTAGATGATTACACCATCAATTTAATTGATGCTGATGTGCGTTCGATCATTAAAGCAGATCCACGTTGGTTGTTGCAAAGTGTAGCTATCAGCGAAGGCCCTAATGCACTTAACATTGAAGTTACAGTGACATATTTGCCCACAGACGAAACAGTAGTACTACCATTGGTATACGATAAAGGAACGAACACATTATGAGCCAGACACGACGCCTAGGACAGTTAAACGCCGCTGAAAGCTGGCTTAACAATTACCGTTATCTAGTAAATGCAGATTTTAAAGCATACGACTTTGAAAGTCTACGTACTGCATTGCTAGATCACATTCAACTTAACTATCCAGAAGATTTTAACGACTTTATCAATTCAAGTGAGTATGTTGCACTTGTAGACTTAATGGCGTTTATGGGACAAAACTTGTCCTTCCGTGCAGATTTAAACTTGCGCGAAACGTTCTTGGAAACAGCAGAAGTTCGCGGCAACGTATTAAGTATTGCTCGTCAGTTGGGATACAAGCCGTTCCGTAACGGTTCTGCCAATGGCTTCTTAAAAATTACTTCTGTAACAACTACACAAGAATTATATGACAGCAAAGGTACAAACTTGGCTGGTAAAACAATCGTGTGGGCTGATCCACTGAACTTAGACTTTAATGAGCAGTTTTCGTTAATTCTAAATCAAGCACTAAACAAATCAAACCCAATTGGACGTCCGGTTAGTTCAATTTCTGCCAACGGCACTACTCGACAAATTTACGAACTTGATCAACCTGATACAAGAACAATGGTTGAGGCATTTTCATTAACTGCAAGAAATAATAATAGCTACCCATGCGAGCTAGTCCCTGTTACAATTGATACAACTACAGAGCTTGCAAAAGAAAACACACCAAACCCTTACGGTCGTCAGACTGTATTGTTTAATAATGACGGAACAGGCTTTGGCTCTGGTAGCAACGGCTGGTTCTTTATGTTCAAACAAGGAACATTAAAGTTTGAAGACTTTATCTTAAACACACGAGTTGAAAACCGTGTGATTGATTTACAAGGTAGCAACATCAACGAAACTGATATTTGGGTACAAAGTATTGATTCTCAAGGACAGATATTAGAGCAGTGGACTCCTGTACCAAATACAAACAATAAAAATATCGTATTCAATGCGGTTGCTAAGGACGTACGAAAAGTATACGAAGTAATTACTCGCGAAAACGATTCAGTATCACTAAAGTTTGGTGACGATATTTTTGCAGACATTCCTACTGGTAACATTCGTGTATGGTATCGTGAAAGTGCAAACGAAACATTGTCTATCTCTCCTAACGATGTAGCAGGCTTAGAAATGTCAATACGTTTTGTTGACGGTACATCTACAGAGCAAGACTTAACAATCACGCTTGAATTATCTACTCCAGCATCAAGCACTGCTGGCGAAACATTAGAACAAATTAAAAATCGTGCTGGCCGCACAAGTGCAAGTCAAGACCGCATGATCACTGCTTCTGACTACAACATCTATCCAGAAGGTAAAGTAAGCGGCGTTGACAAGATTAAAGCAGTAAACAGAACACATGCTGGTCAAAGTGTGTATGCAGACTTATCTGACCCGACTGGTACATACCGTCCAGTAATTACATTTGCTGACGATGGTTATATCTACGAAACTGAGGTAGTTACATCTACTACAAAAGATTCGCTGTCGGGCCCGCAAGAAGTATTGTCTTGGGTAGAAAACAGTTTATTGAACAGACACTTGCACCAGCTGTATTACAAAAAGTATACTCCTATTACGCCAGATTCTGGTGTTAATGTCAAGTGGGTAACAGTAAGCTCAGGTAACGCAACTACTACAGGCCACTTTTCGATTGTGACAAATAATGCACCATTGCGTATTGGCCGCGGTAGCCCAGATATCAAATATAGAACCATTGGTAAGAACAGTTTGGTAAAAACCACTGGAGGCAAGTGGAGCCGTGTGCTGGACGTATATCGCGAAGGCTTGGGTGTTAGTGATAATGATGGCAACAACACTGGCTTGCGTGCTAACGGCCAAGGATCTGTGTTTTTGAATTCTATTTTAACATCTACAGGTGTTGAGGCATGGTTCCCATCATTGCGTACAATTTTTACTCCTACAGAGCAACGTGAAATTCTTACTGAAATTCGTGCGGCACGTAGTTTTGGTTTGAAGTATGTAAACACATCAACTCAACCTGACCGTTGGAAAATTATCCCAGTAGACGCAGTTGTAACAACAGGCGATCTAGTTCCGCCAACAGAACAAAACTCAAACTCTGGCGCAAGCTGGTTAGTGCGTTTAGAATATGATACAACAACAGGTTCTTGGACATTGTACACACGTAACGATCAAACAGTGTTTGGCAGTGTTGACCAATTGACATTTCACAATCAACGTTTTGGCCAATCAATTGATTCGTCATCAAAGCGTGTGCTAAAAGATACTATTAAGTTTTTAAAACAAAACGGATTAGAGGCTGAGTTGTCACTTGATGTCAATGACTACTTTAAGCTAGACGATGGCCGCTTTGATTCAACTCGTGTAATGTTATTATTACCTGGCCTAAATGAAAACTTAGCACCAAATGATCCAGAAGTGATCAGCAAGCTAATCACAGGCAATGTAAAGTTTGAGCGTGTACCATTTGTTGATACTAAAGGTCAATATACACTAAAGCCAAGCAATACTACTGGCGTGATATTACCTGGCAGAAAAGATTTAAAAGTACAAAGCACACACGTTCCATTGCGAGATAACAGAGTTGATGCATCTACAACAAACATTGTTGACATGTATGTATTAACATCAAACTATAACGATTCTTATCGTGCTTGGGTTAATGCTGGCGGCAATGAATCTACAAAGCCATTGCCATTAACTTCATATGGTTTAGAAAAGCTAATGAGTTCTATTATTCCTTATAAGAGTATCAGTGATAGCATTATCTTCCATCCTGTCAATTATAAAGTTATCTTTGGTAAGAATGCCGACAGCAGAAATCAAGTTAAGATTCGTATTACCAAGAGTGATACTACACGAGTTAGTGATGCTGAAATTCGCAGTCGTGTTATTGCGGCAATCAACCAATACTTCTCAGTGGATAATTGGGACTTTGGTGAAACGTTTTATTTCACTGACATGGCTGCTTGGATACATAAGTCGTTGGGCGGAATTATCAGTAGCATTGTGTTAGTACCAAAACAAAAACAGTTGTCAAGTAATGACCTGTTCCAGATCCCATGTGAGGATAATGAAATTTTTATCAGTAGCGCAACGGTAAATGACGTTGAAGTTGTTTCAAATTAATAAGGCAAAGTAATGGCAAAAGATCCAAAAAAATTAAACCCTGAAAACCCATACAGCAAAACATATCCGGGTCAGGATTTAAACACAGGCGTTTCACCTAAAACGACTGACTTACTACCTACGATTTTTAGAACTGAAACAAATAAGAAAGTTCTAAGTGCGGTAATGGAAGACTTGTTTCAACCAAGTTCAATCGAAACATTAAACTATGCGGTTGGCCGTAATAGAACAAAGTTTACTGGCTTAGACTATTTGCCACACCCTACTGCTCGCAGACAATTAGAAACTGGCTTAGTGCTATTCAATGATGATAAGGTATCTGTATTAACAGCAGACGACATTGCAACAGCATGGGATCTAAATGATAGAACACGTGAAACAGTAGAACCAATTAGCATTTTAGATTTGCCAATTGACCCGGACAAGTTTTTAAACTGGGCAAACTACTACTGGATTGAAGAACGTATGCCAGTGGTGTTCTTGACTAGTGGCAACACTGACTTAAATGTACAAGCTGACATTGTTGGTAAGAAATATTACACATCACCTGTACAGCCAAACGGTCGTAGTTTAGAATTTAAAAATGGCATGCGTGTAGTATTTCACCAACGTCCAGGTTTAACTGATATTAGCGGCGATTTGGATTTAGATTTGCTAACAGATGGTAATAGCCAGCTTCAAATGGATTATGAATTTATCAATTACGATAACAAGCTGATTGGCGTATCTGTTGATGGTGTTATTCTAACACAAGGTGTTGAGTACTATATCTCTGGCAACCACATTATGTGGTTAACCGAATTCCCGGCACAAAAGGCAGTGCATGTCCATGTACCAAACTTTTATATTACATTAGATGAAGAACTTAGATTACGTTCATGGTTAGTAACAGGTGTTGGTACTGAAGAAGGTATTCAGTTAATAGGCCTACACTCGCAGTTTACAAATACTGTATACAGCAAACTATCAAACGCATTGTGGGACCAATCGGCAGTTCCTTGGGATCGTGTTGAGTGGGATGGTTTCATTCCTGGTATTAACCCCAAGGAATACATCTTACAAGAACCTGGCGCAAAAAATAGAAATGCACACAGCAGAACAAACTGCTGGTTCCATAAATCTACTATTCAAACAGCGGTTGATTTCTTGGGTATTGAATTTAGTGACATTGCGAAAAGCGACAGCCAGGCTATGCGTCCTATTGTTGAATTTGAAAACAGCCTCGAATTATACAACCACGGTACTCGCTACCGCGCCTGGCCTACGTTCTTGGTTAATGAACTAAACATTGGCATTCCAGATTTCTTCAACTTGCCATTAGTTGATAGCAACACAACTATCTTAAATCCAAGATACATGTCTTTGTTGGCTAAACTTGATAGACAAGTTGATATTATTGTACAAACACAAATTGGAGCTAACTTTAAGTTAGCACTAAACGCATCGTCTATTCCGCAAGATGAGCTAATTAAAATCTTGGCTAACCTTGACAAAGATAATGCCGCAGGTAGAATTCCAAAGTATGCAGTTTATAAAATAACTGGCAACAGTATTACTTGGATTAAAAATCAACCAACATCTAACTGGACAATTACCTACAGAATCTCTGGCGTACTATTGTCTGCTTTGCGTATTTTGTGGTTGGCTAAAGATTCAAATGTTAATACAATTTTAAACATTAGACACGATGGTGTAGTAACAACAGGTGCTTCAAAGGAAGTAGCATACGATGGTGATGCAGTAGTAATCAACGTGACTTCATCAGCTGATCCACATTACCTAAAAGAGTATCACTGGAAGAATGGTGTTGCTGTTCCAGCAACATTCCGCACTACTGCAATCCAACAACCAGTATTTGAAATTTACAGTCGCGATGGTGTTAAGCTAAGTTCAAACACAAGAACAAAGCCATCAGTAGTTAATAGCACAATTATTAAGATCAAATCTGGCGCATATTTTGACGACGAGTCAGGTTATAACATTGACTTCTTGCCAACTCAATTTACGCAGTTAACTGCCGACAATACAGCAGTGAATAGCATGTACAACATCTTGTTTGAACACACGCTTCAAACAACAGCATTGTATATCGACAGCACTGGTACTCAACAGCCAGTGCCGGGCCCATACTCATTCCGTAGATTTAATGGCGGTGATACGGTAGCTGAACTAAGCAATGGCTATCGTCGTGCATGGTTCAAGTTGAAAAGCTGGGCACTTCGCTCACAAAACATTGACGGCCCAACAACTATTCAATTAGACAGTTCAATGTGGCCAGAGTACAATTGGGCAGTTAAGATTGCCAATGGTGTAGGCACAGTATTGCACACTGACGACTTTAAAACAGTTGTAGATAATGTAGCAGTTGCCGCACGCGGCCACGCAGTCTCGTTCAAAGTATATCACAATGGATTACAAACCGTAGCAACAGTACGAGGCCAAGGGTTTGAAGCATTTGATGTTCCAGTAGTAGATGGCGTAGTATCATTTGTTGTTCCAACAACAGCAGTTGATACGCTAACTGTTTCTGTTGGCTTTATTAGCTTTACTACTCGTTTAATCGAACTTAAAAATGATCCACGATTTGTAAAAATTAAGTTGAACGGTCTTCCTGTAGATTACACAATTGACTCTACTGCTTATACAGTTACACTAAATGACACTGGCGTTGTTGAAATTCAGCACCAAGGTAACGACATTAACGGAGACCACTTAACTGCTATTCCTGGTATTGATTATAATCCAGAGCAATTTGAAAATTTTGGCGAGATTAGCGTGGCACGAATTGTCAAAGGCTTGTCAAAGAACATTGCAGTAAACACAGCAGGCAAGCGTGAATGGATTGATAGTCCAAAGTTTAAAACACTTGACGGCATTTACATGGCTGACAATAGTGCAATTCGTTCTTCATGGGCAAACTTTGCATTGCAACCTGGACTACAAGATGTTGTAGTTGCACGTTCAATGAGCGCCTGGAGATGGTACCGTAAGTTTATTTCCAAGTTAGAAGAAAGCAATATCGTTTATAATATCAGCGAGTACGGCATTAACAATACACTTGACCGTATATTAGGCGAGATGCTTCTGGGAGTAACTTATAGCTCCGTTGATGCAGTGTCTGGTATGGCATTTACTCGCGATGGTATGCAATTGAATACATTAACAGCCAATGGCAGCGATACATTTGCTATAGGTTCAGTTGACTTGTTTACTCTACCATATGCAGCCGATCACGTTTACGTTTATGTAAACGATAATTTACAATTGCGTGGCGTTGACTATACAATCAGTGGACAGCAAGTTGTTTTTGATACTGCACCTGCAATTGACAGCGTCATTGAGATTTACTTTGCTGGACAAACAGAAGTGTATTCTGGTATCCCAGCAAGCCCTGCTAAACTTGGCTTAGGCGGTGTTTATGTTCCACAGCTAGTAACAGAAACTTGGGGCACACACTCTAAGACGTTTATTCAACGTCACGATGGTTCACGCATTACTGCATACGCAGATCCAGAAACAGGAGAGGTTACTGATAGCAATCCACTGAATGCAATTATTTTAGAATTGGAAAAACGAATCTACAATGCTTGTATCAACACTGTTGGTGAAGCAAATAGACAGTACGCATTTAGAAACTATTCTTCGGAAGAAGTAACAGAGTCGCAGTCTCGCTCACAGTTAGAGTGGTACTCTATCAATGGCATTGATTACAGAAGTCGTAGCGACTTTGATGCTAACGATGCATGGACTTGGAACTATGGTGGTGCAAGCTGGAGAAAGTTATACTTAGATTTTTACGGCACATATCATTTACATGATGCTCCGTGGGAAGCACTAGGCTACGACAGCAAACCAACATGGTGGGATACTCATTACTCATGGACTGACGCAACAAAGCGTCAAGCACTGGAACTGGCATTATACTTTGGTATTTTAAATGAACCAGGCGGTGCGGCCTTTACAGATCCAAAGTTTGCACACCCACACGCAACGTACCCAGTTGATGCCAACGGTAATTTACTAAGCCCATTTGATGCTGGTATTGCTTCTCCAACAGTTGATGAAGCACAACAGCCATGGGAAATTGGTGCAATGGGTCCAGCTGAAATGGCATGGAGACGAAGCATAAGCGGAACATGGAGTAATGTACTTCATGCATTGGATCGTTACGACTTAGCAAACGAGTTCTTTGACAGTTCAATTAACCCGTTCATCCAGACAGTACATAACAACAGTACAGCACCTAAAGGAACAGGCAGCATTGCACCTGACCAATTCTTATACGCACGTACCTTAATTGGTATTGGTGCAGTGTTGTTTGAAGGCTACCGCGAATTTAATTTATTAGGCGAGTCACCATTGGACGACCTGTTGGCCATTGGTACAAAGTTAGAGTTTAGTGTTGGCGGCTTCACCGACGGTGTTATCACATTGAAAATGCCGTACTCTAAATTCCAAGACAACGAATATGTACCTGACAATGACTTTGGTTTAACATTAAGCCGCGGTATTCCAAAAGAACAGTTGCGTTATACTTCTGTGCGAGTTGAAAAGGATGATGTTGGATTCCGTGTGTATGGCTTTGATCCAAAGAACAGATTTTTCAAAGTTCTAGCACCAACAGCAAATGCGCTGTCAACTGGGTACCCTACAACTCGTCGTCAGCTAGTTACTAGCTATGGTACATTTGTTGAGTATTTGCAATGGGACACTACCCCAGTGTCGGTGCCTTATGGATCATATGTTGCAAACAAGCAAGACTTGATTACATTACTAATGGGACTTGGAGAATATCAAAAGCAAAAAGGACTTGTGTTTGATGCTATAAACAGTCGTGGCACTATAACAGACTGGAAACAAGCGGCAATTGATGCTATCTCCTGGAGCGAAGAACAATGGGGAGAAGAACACTTCTGTATCGTAGGTGTTGCAACCACTGATGGCTTAAAAATTCATCACCCAATGGGCGCACTAAGCAGACTTGATGCTGACCTTGGACGCACTGGTAAAGTGTTGTATGCCAATGGACGTTCGGCTACTGCCGCAGAGTTGTTAATTACTCGCGACTTTGAGCCAAGCACAGATAAAATCACTCCATTGACCAATGATCAAATTGTATTTGTAAATTTTGAAACACAATATTACGATCACGTTTTCTTTATCAGTAACAAGACTAAGTTTGGCGATTTGATTGCCGACTTACAAACAGATAATAGATTACAAGACTTGACAATTGCCGGCCGTAGAACTTATAACTGGACAGGTCGTCCATCTGCACTTGGTATATTGCCACAGCAGTACAGCACCTTGCCTGGTTTTGACACACTTGTAAATGATATTGTTGCAAGTCACATGCCAGAACGTGTTGCTTTTGATACACTTAAAACTGACATTGCTCGCGGAAACGTAGTACCTTCAAAGAAAAGTGTTATTGCTGACATTGTACAAGACAGCACAAGTGCATATCTATATCGCCAAGGCTTACAAAGTGCTGTTGGTACAAACTTGGCCATTGATGCATTGTTTAGAAACAGAAACATTGACATTCCAGGTAACGAACAAGACGTAGGTGTTAATGAACAGTGGATGTTTAACACCGGCGAGTTTGGTAATTTGTCAAACAAGAAAACTTGGGAAATTGAACTTCGTAAAAAGGATCTAACAAGCAATCGACAAATCGTAAGATTCCGCGATGATGCACTTGGTGTTACAGATTTGCGAAGCGACAACATTATTGATATCGTTGGTAAGGCTGATCCACGTTGGGTTTCTCGTCCAAGCGACTACTTGTTTAAAACAATTAACAGAGATGCTATTGACAAGAACTATAGCAAGTCACAGAATTGGTTGCCAAGTGCTGGTTTGGCTGACGTTGTTACAACTGACGTAGAAATCATGCGCCTAAGCGATCTTACATTTGATAAGTTGCTTAACGTAGAAGATTCTGCAATACTATTTGAAACACAGTCATTTAGCAGATACAACGATTACAATACAGGTGATTACGTTTGGAACCAGGGTAAGTTGTACAGAGCAACAGTACGTATCATTGGTTCTGATGTTAGCGCATTTGATAACACACTATGGGCCGAAGTACTAATAACTGGCACAATGCTTCCATCTATTTGGATTAGTGACTACATCTTTACAAATCCACAAGGTTATGGCTGGAACGTTCTGCAGGCATTCGCCCCTGCATACATCGAAGAAATTTGTCCAAATGCAATCAACACTGGCTTAAACGAAAGTAAGGCTTCGTTTGCTAGCCCACACAGATTAGCAAAAGGTGACTCGTTTATTGTTGCTGGAACAAATGACGGAAACTATAACGGAGTTCATCAAGTTAAAGAAGTAGTTGATGACTATAACGTATTGATTCAAGCACGTAGTACCAGCAATGAAGTTGTGTATAACGCAGTTGGATTTAAATTAAGTTCTGTTAAATTTACTACAGATGAAGAATTCTTAGAATCAGCGTTGCTGTTTAGCGCAGGTATGACAGCGTATGTTGATTACGGTGATATTGAAGGCACCTACAAGATTTACACCTTCACTGGTAACGGACAAGTAAGCTCACAGCAGTACAACACTGAACACTATAGCAATACAATGATTGATAGTGGATCAATTTATCAAGTGCAGTTGTTTGATTACGATACTGAAAACTTAATTCAAACTCTTGAAGTATATGATCCATACAAGGGCTTGACCATTGATGACGTTGCTCAATATATTGACTTTAAGCAATTGCCAGATCCTGCAAATTACAACGTTAATGAGTTAGGCTTACCTGACGAATACAACTCAACACCTTGGGGCGCCGAACAAGTTGGCAAACTATGGTGGGACCTAGACAAAGTACGTTACATCGAATACGAACAGTCGGGTAATTTACAGTACCGTGCCAACCATTGGGGCGAACGCTTTGCTGACAGTGAAGTTGCTATCTACGAATGGGTAGGTAGTACAGAACTACCATCTACAGACGTTGCACCAGACGCATACTTAGACACTAGCGGTAATGCCGACGGTCAAATTAGATACAGTGAAATTGTAACAACTGACCCGGATTCCGGCGCAAGCACAACAACATACTATTACTGGAAGCGTAGCCCTTCAGTGGTACCAGCAGGCGGCAACAGAGCATATTCTGCGGCAGCAATTGAGTCAGTGTTAAACAACCCAGATGTAAATGGCGTTGCTTGGTTAGCACCTATTGATACTAATGCATTTATCGTTGCTAACATTTCCGGTGTGTTTGGAAACAAAGACAAAGTTATCCTACGCATCGAGCAAAATATAAATCCAGAGCAAGTGCATAACAACAGCGTATTAGTAACAGAAAACGTAGATGTAATTGATGACTTCTTGTATCAACGATTGTCGTCAAGTATTGTTGGCCGTGACAACTACAGAGAAGCATACAAGCTGAACGAGTATGTTGTTGGTCAACAATATCGCAAAGGCGATTACGTGTACATCAAAAACAACGGCATTGATGTTGCTACTACCACATACGGTGGTAGTGATTATCCAATCCTTCAAAGTCTTGATGATACTCGTTACGACATTCATACCGTTCGTCGTGCAACGTCAGCAGACCATAAAATTTATGTAACTATCAACGACTTTGTTGCAAGTGGTTTGGCTAAAGACATTAAGAAGCGTGTTATCATTAAGAGTGCTGCCGGCGCATTGATTAAAGATCCTTACGAAAATACAGAAGGATACTATGCAGTAGTCAATACTCGACGCAAAGTACCAGATGCTAGCTTACACCCATTACGCCGTTACGGCAATGCGTATGCACCTCGACCACAATCCTGGTTTAAAGATGTTATTGCGGCCCGCAGAACTCTTATCACAGCAGCCAACGATTACTTGCTAAACATTGACACAATTAGCAAGTCAGCCTGGGACCGATACTTGATAAAGTATCAGCCGCTGAACGGATTATATGAAAAGGATCTAACTCAGTATTGGTATTATGTTGATTACATTGTGCCTGGATATACAGTTGGCAACGAACAGGTACGAATCCGTTCTGAAGAGATTGGCATACTTGATAGCACAATAACAAATTTTGGTATTGTTGATGCTTATGGTAATATCATCGAGGCATATACAAAGTCTGGCAATAACTTAACGCTGATGTATCGTAAAAATGGTACAATACAATTCTCAAATGCAATTTGGGACGGTAGCTTAAATGATGCATGGGACAAGTTGCCTTGGGATAGAACATATTGGGACGAAGATATTAGCGAAGTAGTTGAGAGTATCCTACGTGCCCTACGCAAGAATATCTTCATAGGCGAAGACATCAATTACTTTAACAAGTTATTCTTTGCATTGGTCAAGGAAAGTTTGTCACAGATTCCAAACGCAGATTGGGTAGTAAAAACAACATATCTTGATGTGTTCCAAACCAGCGAGCGCGAGTTGGAAAAGGTAGGTACATACTACAATAAGAAAGATAAGTTAATTATCAAGTACATTGACGAAGTTAAACCTTTCCACAGTAAAATTGTTGAAGCAAACAAGCTAAACAATGCCCAGCAAGATATTGCGGTTTCTATCGGGGAATCAATTACATTAAATTGGACCATTAGAACTATGATAACTGATGAAAATGAAAACCCAATCACCACTGAAGACGGCAGAAAACTGGCACCAATCTCTGAGACTCTTGTACAAGATTTGCAAGAGGAATAAAGTGGGTTATAAAATAACTAACTAAATATCATTATGAACATAACATCTTTACCAGTTAAAATTACAACTCACATTGTGATTACAGATGCTGATACCGGGGAAGTATTGCGAGAAGGCGAAAACGCCATTCACCAGGAAAACATGAGTCAAGTGTTGGCAACAGCACTTGCCCGCGGAACAAACAGCTTTATCAGTGAAATGCACTTTGGTAAAGGTGCTAGTGTAACTGCAATTGACGGTTCTATTTCATATAGAACTCCAAACGTTTTTGGATCAAATTCAGAACTGTACAATCCAACGTACTTTACAGTAGTTGATGCACAGGATCTAAACAATCCAGACTCTGCTAATAACAACCTAACAGTAACACATACTACAGGAACAACTTACAGCAGTACAGTAGTAACAGCAACACTGGACTACAATGATCCTGTTGCAAGTGACAGCGTTTTTAACATTGTTAACAGCACCGAAGATAGCCTAAATGCAACTACAAGCGTAGATGGCGAAATGGTATTTGACGAGATTGCACTAAAAACAAAAGGGACAGCAGGTTTAAATTCTGGTAATTTGCTTACACACTTTATCTTCCACCCGGTTGAGAAGAGTCACAATCAGCGTATACAGATTGTATACACGCTAAAAGTTCAAGCTGGTTAATCCAAATTTAAACTAAATATACAAAGGCATTAAGCCAAAAGGACGAGAAGAAATGGCATACGAAGTAAACAAAGCAAACGGTGAAGTGTTAGTTAACCTAATTGACGGGGAAATTGACAACACATCAACTAGTTTAAATTTATTAGGCAAGAACTATCTTGGCTACGGCGAGTTGATCGCTGAAAACTTTGTTCATTTGCTAGAAAACTTTGCAAGTAGCATTGAACCAATTAGCCCAGTAACTGGCCAACAATGGTTTGATACGGGCGAGCGCAGACTAAAGCTAAACGCAGATAATTCTAACTGGAAAACTATTGCGTTCTTAGCCGCACAAAACTATGTACCAGCAGTTGGTACGTCAATCCGCGGCGACTTTTGGTACGACACAGCAAACAATGCTATTAAAATTTACACAGCCGATCCAGCATTACCGGGGACAAACGGCAACGGTTGGATGAACATTGGGGCGTTCCAGGGCAATCGAGAAACTGCAACAGGTATGGCGTTCTTGGACTTGTTAGATACTAACAGTAGCCTACACAAAGTTGTTGGATTATATGCAATGGGTGTGTGCGTTATGATTATTAGTTCTGACGCCGACTTTACTATTGCTAACTCACATGCTGTACCAGGCTTTGACGTAATTGGCAAAGGTATTAACATGAATACAAGCGGACGCGATTCAACTGGCTTTGATACAAACGCATTTAAGTTGCGTGGTATTTCTGTAGAAGCTGAATTTGCTGACGTTGCTGAAATTTACACAGCTGACGCAAGCTACGAGCCAGGCACATTAGTTGCATTAGGCGGTACTGCTGAAGTAACACAAACAACAGGATCAGCTGATACAAACATTTTTGGTATTGTTTCAACTCGCCCAGCTTACTTGATGAACGCAAAACAAAAGCGTGAAAAGAATGCATTACCAATTGCAGTTGCAGGCCGTATTCCAGTTAAAGTTACTGGTACAGTTAAGCGTGGCGATCGTTTAGTATCAAGTGATATTCCAGGTGTAGCAAGAGTTGCTACGTCAGACGATCCAGCGTGGAGCATTATTGGCCGTAGCTTAGGACAGCACAGCGGAGAAGGCATCGGCAAAGTAGAAGCCACAGTCGGAGCACGATAATGGCTATTCAGCGTAAAAAAATTACCGCTGAAGACCTAAACAAATTGGCATCTGATGTCAATGAATTGTTTGGTGATACACATGCAGGTGAAGGCCCTTCCATTGACCCACAAACTCAGGACGATATTCGTTGGGGTTGGGGCGGCGAGAATGTCCAATACGTACAGCCAAAACAAAAGCTAACAGCGGCCTTTACAAACGAGTTAGTCAATCGCATTAACTTGAGCACATATAGAACCAATAGTACGGACCAGGAGCTTGTTATCGTTTCGCAAGGTGAAAAGGTAACAGCAGAATTTTTTAATACTGCGGCTAGCTTATTAGACTCTGCACGAAATTCTCGTAACGAAGTTGACCCAGCTTTAACTACACTATCAACAATTCGAACAGTTGTAAGTGATGGCGCTACCTGGAGACACCAGTTAGAAAACGTAGTTGAACTCGACTTTGAAGGGTACGAAAGTGCCCGTCATTTTTTCAATGCCGGCGGTGATATTCGTTTAGCATTTTCAATCGCCGAAGGTTATAATGCCGGTTACCATACCTGGCGCGGTATTTTTATGGACCAAGGCACACTAAGACTAAACGTTGAAACAATGTCTAGCTTAAACAACCGTGGTATCAGCCAGGATGTTGGGTTTGCAGAACTGGTTCTTGGCGAACAATTACTATACACCAGCCCATCTGGCGGCGGCGGCGAGTATGGTGGTTACGGAGGCTATGGCGGATATGGTGGTTACGGAGGCTATGGCGGTTACGGGGGCTATGGTGGTTACGGAGGCTATGGTGGTTACGGAGGCTATGGTGGCTATGGTGGTTACGGAGGCTATGGTGGCTATGGGGGTTACGCTTCAAGCAGAGTAAAGATCTATGGCAACATCGAAAACAACCGTTTGCGCCTACGCACTTTGCTTGACCACGCTGGTTTAGGTACTAAAGTAACAGGTACAATTACAATGGCTGTATCTGTTTCTCAACCATCAACAGTAACAGAAAATGGGGTAACATTGGACCTTCCAACCCCTATTATTTCAGTAACCACACCTTGGCAAGAAATCTAATTGGTTAAACCAGGATTTGTACGTTGGTAAATAACAACGTACATAATAATTCTGGAACCAAATGGATACACGCCTAAATGATGCATTGGCCTTTGCCAACTATAGACTAACGCTACAAGTTCAGCGTCAAAACATTGAAGCACGAGTGAATGCGGCTTTGATCGTGTCTTACCAAAATGCAATTTTCAAATCCACCCAAACACTAATTACGTTTGTTGGGCTTAGAGCCATGCGATCGGACAAGCTGTTGGTTGAAGATAACAGCGGCAACGTTATCCATATTGAAAATCCAAATGAGTTCCTAACAGAGTTGCTAACAGCATATGATGCTGCCATGGAACTAAAGCAACAAGAACTACAAAAACTAAAGTCAGCACGTAGTACTGCTAAAATCGTAGGGCTGTAATATGAGCACCAAGGGCTTTATGATGTTCGCTTACAACAACGAACAGTTGGACTACACTCAGCTGGCCCTTGTTGCGGCGTATGCATGTAAAAAGTATATGCCCGATATCCCGGTTGTGCTTGTAACTAATCAAGCAAGTTTGGAGCAATGTAAAAATACACACGGCCAAGCAATTATGAATGCTGCCTGGGACGACATTATCCTAACCAATCCCGAATACGAACGTAATATGCGCTTACATCACGATGGCGCATACCACAGCTTCAACGCACAATTTACAAACACTAACAAGCATGACATTTACAATCTAAGTCCATTTGATGAAACTATTCTAATTGACACTGACTATCTATGCGGCAATGACAACTTGTCAAAACTATTTGGTAGCCAGTATGATGTTGCAATGTATCGTGACGCTCGTAACTTGCAAATGCAAGAGCCATATACTACAGAACGCTGGTTGCACTATGCTGGTATTCGCATGTGGTGGAGTACTGTAGTTTATTGGCGAAAGAGCGAAGAAGCAGAGCACTTCTTTAATGTATGGACCGCAGTTAAAAAGAACTGGGAATACTATCGATTCTTGTACAAGTTTCCGGGTACATTATATCGCACAGACTACTCTGCTAGTATCGCCGCGCACATGGTTAATGGCTGGCAGGATGGTGGCTTCATCGGAGAGATTCCAAATTATATGCGCTACCAAGACCAGCGTGATGACATTGTAGAAGTTAAGGGTCCTAACCATTGGGTAATGTTAAGCAACTTGCCTGAAGAATGGAAAAATATTGTAGTTGAAGTTCGCGGGGAAGATGTTCACATGATGAATAAGAAAAGTATTCTTCGTAACTACGAAAAGATCATGGAAGAACTAGCATGACACTACACATTATTACGCCACAGGATTACGATGACCATGCTAAAATTACATCAATGGATGCAAAGTTTGTCAATGCCTCTGTTGAAATTAACATTGTCAATGTAGAAAAAGATCCATACAGTCAGATTAAGCAACTTGCTACCCTTGATTTGAAAGCTGGAGACATTATTTGTTTAGCTGGAACATGCACACGCCAATCAACTGTGGCAGTTGCTGAACTTGCTGCCGCAAAGAAAATAAATCTCATGCCCGGAACAGGTACAGATCATCGCGGCGTTCCTATTGAGCCTCATAAAATAAATGCTCGTGCCGCAATTGAAAAAAATGATATTACAGCTTGGCCCTATTTAATGGTCATTGGAGATCCGGAGTTGGCTAAAAAGAGTTTTGAGATCTTACCTGATTTAGATAGCACATTATACTGGCCTAACTATGTGCCGGAACCAGATCAAGTGCGGATTGAGCATTTGCTGGCCGTAGTAGCCGCAACAGGATTATGGGAAACTCCTGAATGGTTTAAAATTGTTGATTTGTCTGTACGTGATCTAGAGCTTGCTCCGGTTATGTATGCAAGCCACATGTGGCATGATTGGATTGCCTTCTATCCTGCCAATGGAAACTTCAAACTTGAAAATCATTCACAGCTACACCCAGTCTGGTTAGCTGGTAGTACCAAGCCATTGGAATATTGGTAATCATGTCAGAGTTAAAGTTTGAAGTACGACGACGGGAAAAGAAACGAGCAGAGTTTTGGTGTGTCAATTACGACGAGCATACAGGTAAGATAAAATCAATTGAGCCTGGCGATAGGCAAGTTGCTGGTGTGCTTATAGTTAACTATGCCCGCGTAAAGAAGATTCTTGCAGGTGAAAGTAATCAAAACGATTACAGAGTATCTCTCAATGAGAATCTTGGCGTACTTGATTTAGTAGATATAAGACGTCCGCTTGAGTATAAAAAGAAACAAGTGTACCGTGGATGGTTATCTGCGGCAGAATCAGAAACCTATACGCCAGCTTCGTTACGTGCGACACTTTTTGCAGACACTGGGCACATTCGATTTGAAGCAAGTCGAACTTGGACTACAAGAGTAAAAGATGGACTAGACAGAAACACAATGGCCGACAGTATTCCGTTTTTCATTAGCGATGCACAAGACCCGCATAACTTATTTGGTTTTGATTCAATTAACCTGGCTGAAGTCATCGAGCGCGGATTTTGGGAAAAGCGTCTATGGGCATTTATGGATCACGATATCATTCAAAAAATATTGTACCACGGTCAAGAAGTACGTATTAACATGCAACCTGTTGCAGACAGTTTTAACTTTGTGCGAGCTCAACAGCACTCTGAGTTTTCTGAAATCATTGACGAGCGCACGATCCTTAGTAGGACAGGTCCCGGAAAGCATCTTAGCGTATATTCCAAGAATGGTTCATTGTGGGTGCAAAGTCATTACTCAAAGGGTTGTGCAATTGATCAGATAACTGGTAATTTGTCAGTAGCAGTGCTATCAAGACCTGATCCAGATTTCTTTGTAGCATGGGCAGAACTTCCAGCACTAATGTTGCGCCAAGAACATCCGTTTGAATTGATTTCAAATTGGCCAGACCATGTGGTCCCAAGTTTGTTATATAAAGCTAACAACATAGATATCGGAGTACTCCAATGAAAACCCCAATTACAGAATTTGACGTAGTGTTTATTAGCTACGACGAACCAAATGCAGATGAGAATTATGCAGACTTGCTAGAAAAGTGTCCGTGGGCCAAACGCAGTCATGGCGTGTATGGTAGCGATGCTTGCCATAAGGCGGCTGCAAAACTAGCCGAAACAGAACGCTTTATCACAATCGACGCTGATAACAAAGTCCGTCCAGACTTCTTTGAAATGGAGTTGGATCTAACTAAGTTTGATCGCAGTGACGTATTAAGCTGGAGTGGTAAGAACGTTATCAATGGACTTGTGTATGGCAATGGTGGTGTAAAACTTTGGCCCAAAAAAGTTGTGGAACAAATGCGTACACACGAAGCAGTTGATAGCGGCGCAGGTGCAGTTGACTTTTGTTGGGATATTCACTACCATCAACTAAACAACATTTATTCAGACGTTTACAATAACTCTACTCCATATCAAGCATATCGTGCTGGTTTTCGTGAAGGTGTCAAGTTAGCATTGCACGATGGTAAGCCAATGGACTGGCGCCAGATTGCCTCCCGCAATAACTTTAAGAATCATCGCAGACTGTTAGTCTGGATGAGTGCTGGCCAAGACGTTCAAAATGGATTGTGGGCCATGTATGGTGCTCGACTAGGTTGCTATCTAACTAACCTACGCAAAGATTGGGATTACAAGTTGGTGGCAGACTTTGAATGGCACAATCAATACTGGGCAGAAACAGTTATGCCAATGTTTGCTGGTAACGAAGAAACATGCCCAGTGTCAAAGTACCACTGGAGCAAAACAGCACTTATGGCTGAAACTGTAAAGTTGGGCAAACTACTTCGTCAAGAATTAAAATTAGATATTGCCGAACTTGATGAAGCTGGTAGCAGATTCTTTAAGGCAAGTTTCTTTAATCCACATCGTTTAGCACCACACATTAAAGAAAGTGATGTTGAACAGTTTATCGCTGAGTAATGTTAGATATCTTTTTCATCTCAATGGGCGAAGAAGGCAGCGAAGCCAATTGGCAACGCTTGCTTCAACTTGCGCCTACAGCAAAGCGTGTTGATAACGTAAAAGGCATTTACGAAGTACATCGTGCGTGTGCTCAGTTAAGCACAACAAAAAACTTTTATGTAGTTGATGCTGATGCATGGGTTCTTGATGGATTTAAATTCCATTGGGAGCCAGACGCCAATACGTTACATTGGGGAATTCCAGAACCCGAGTGTGTATTAGTTTGGCCAAGTCGTAATGCAGTGAATGGTCTGGAGTATGGCTATGGTGGCATCAAGATGTTCCCACAAGCACCATTCTTAGAAGATAAGCAATGGCGCATTGACCTATCTACAACAATTGGCCGCGCCACAGTTAGCAAAGAACAAGTCAGTTGCGAAACACGGTTTAATGCTACGCCTGAAACAGCCTGGATAGGTGCATTCCGCGAATGCGCTAAACTTGCATCATTGAACATGATTAAAAGCCGTGTTCGTAAAGCGGTTGCAAGTAGAAACGAAGAATTGCAAAAACTGTCAGATCATGTGGCGCAACAATCAGACTGGACCCCAGAGAAACGTGCAACGTATCGTAAGGTGCAAACTGTATTGATTGCTGATCGCTACAATCATGAATCAAACATTTACTCTTACTGGGCAGAAATTGACGAATGTAGTCGTCGTAGATTACATTGGGCCACAGTGGGCTGGGAAGCACACAATGGAAAATACAGCGTACTTGGCGCACAGGCTGGATCTCGATTTGGACTACAGTACAGCGACGATCTAAGCATGCTTGATAAAATTAACGACTGGGACTGGTTGCAAGGAGAATTTAAAAATGTCAATGTTTAATGTTAAACCAAAGAAACAAAATACAAGAACTACCTTTGCAGATATCCCTGTTGTATTTTTAAGTTTCGACGAACCAAATGCTGATGCACATTGGAACTTATTACAACAAGTAGTTCCGCATAAACGAATTGCTCGTGTGCATGGAGTAAAAGGATTTGATGCTTGCCATAAGGCGGCTGCTGATAGTTTTCCAGGTAGTGACTATGTTATTACAGTAGATGCAGACAATCAAGTTGATCCAAAGTTTTTTACTAAATCACTGCCACAAAACATGAACGGGCAGGTCAGCTTCACATGGGGCGGCCGTCAAGTCACAAACGGACTTATGTATGGTAATGGTGGTTTAAAGATGTGGAGCACTGAACACTTGTCTAACATGAAGAGTCACGAGCTTGCTGACGAAGAACGTGATGCAGTGGATTTTTGCTGGGACTTTCAACGCTACAAAGAACTACCAGGATGCTGGAGCAACGTACATACAAACGGTAGTGCTTATCAAGCATTTCGTGTAGGCTTTCGCGAAGGTGTAAAGCTGTCAATGGAGCAAGGTCGTTTGCTTGCATTTGATGAGTGGAGTACCACAATGCACGCCGCAAACTATCAACGCCTGCTAACATGGATGACCATTGGTCGAGACATTGAGCACGGCATTTGGAGTATATACGGCGCACGTCTTGCTGTTAAGATGTTACAGTATGACAACTTTGACTTTGTAAACATTCGAGATTATGATTGGTTCCGCGACTTCTTTAACACACATAAAGATGCAGATCCAGTTAAGGGTAGCAAGAGCCTGGGCAAACGTATCAGCGATGGATTAGGCTGGATACTGCCAGATTTTGACGCAGAGCAAAGTGCATTTATCAAGCAAACACAATTGCACCCCGACAAGCCATTGACATATGAAGATGTTGAATGGCGTACAAATTTAAGTTTATATGGATGGTTCCGTGGATAAAAATGCAGAATTAAGATCAGCGTTATTGTACTTCACTGACGAAGCAATTGGATACCGTCACAGTATTCATTTCCTGCATCGCTGGATTGAAACAGGCGAGCAAGCTGAGTTAGAGGGCTTGATCCTCGAAGTTGGTCGTGAAAACTTTGTCGATTTACAACCATTGCTTGACACAGTAAAGGATTCTGCTAATACAAACGGAATAGTAGCTTTACAAAATTTTATTAAAATCAATGGGATTTACAATTATGACAATCCAGAAATAAAAATTGCACCTCCGCCTGATCTCGACAATAGTGTTGCACAATATGTTGAAGGCAACGCTTGGGTAATGCACGCCTGGGTTGAAGCGAATACACATAGAAATGTAACGCCGTATTATTCAATTGCTAAAGCATACGGGATTTTTCAAGAGGCTCGCGAAAACTTTATTAAGATTTTTGATCTATTAGAACTTATGTTTGGTAAAAACGTTACATTGTTTTCAGCAGTACGAGATAACGATATAGTGTTGCTAGGCAACTTGTTGAGTAATTATTACCCTGGTTGCAGTAAGCATATCAATAGGCTTGCACAATCTGTTGCTGAGCACCCAGACTTAAATTGGAAAGACGCATTAAGCAGAAACCAAATTAAAAGTAAGATGTGGTTAATCGAACAATTGGATACACTTAAAGTATTGCCAAAGCCGCGCAAGTATGCAACTGACGAATCTTCTAATGTATTATTAGTAGGCGGTTGGGTTGGTATGTTAAGTTTCTTAGCCGATATGAAAGGCAAGTTTCTAGATGTAGTAACCAATATTGATATTGACGAGTCTGTGCATGGTGCATCATCTGATTTAAATTCCATTACTAATTCGACATTTAGAACTAGCAACAGAGATGTAAGAAAATTAAACATTGCAAAGTATAACAAGCCATTGGTAATTGACACTATTGTTGAACACTTTACAGATCACGGGGAATGGGTTAAAACTCTGCCCAAGAAGGCTATGATTGTACTGCAAGGTAACGATATGTTTGATGTACCTGATCATGTGAATTGCCACAAAACATTAGAAGAGTTTATTGCGTCATGTGGGTTAAATAACATTATCTGGTCTGGAGAATTGAATCTCTATAAATGTACCAGATATATGGCCATTGGTACTACATGATATCTGACAAACGATTTAAACGATACGATTTCCTTGTTGATTTGGTTAGATTAAAAGAGGAAGCATACACTCTAATGTATGACTATCCAAATGGAGTCTATCATACTCAGTGCTCATTGCAAACAGACGGATCAGATGACTGGGCTTCTGGAATTGGTTCAAAGCCGGACGTTGACGAATCTATTTGGGATAAACTGCACCCTAAATTAGTAGGCACCTGGTGGGAGGAGTTTTTTGCTACTCTTCCCTTTAAAGTATACCGAGCTCGTCTGCTGACTATTCAGCCGCGCACTTGCTACAGCTTGCACGTTGATCGAACACCGCGAATACATATTGCTATCGAAACCAACCCACAAGCACGTTTTATTTTTGTTAATCCTCCAGCAGTACGTTTTATACCAGCAGACGGGCATATCTGGTGGGTTGATACTACCAAAGAACATTCAGCAATGAATGGCAGTATGAAGCCTAGAATTCATTTTGTTGCTTGCTTGGATAACACGGACCCAGATTAAGTCATACATACAGGTATGACATTAGAAGTTATTCATACCTGCGCCGAACACTTTAGTAGTATAGAGTCACTATACCAAGACTTCTTAGCAGAAATTGCCAACGATCCGTTGCCAGCAATGGTTAATATGGGTTATGATCTTCCTGCGGGCCTTGGGTACATTGTTAATAATAAAACCCGCTGGACAGAAAAAACAGGCCAAATTGACCTGTTGCTAGACGATGGTAAAATTGTAGGCATTAGTGCAGTTGAAACAAGCTCGCTTTCGGGAGCATTTGGCAGTGGCGGCAATCGTTGCTGGTTATTGCCAAAGTATCGTGTCCATAACGAAATTACAAAGTACCTATTAGCGTCAAACTTGCAATGGTGCAAAGAACGTGGTCATGTAGGTATGATTTTAACATTCAATGATTATAACAAGTGGATCTATACTACAATCAAGCGTCGAGTGCAAGGTCAAGCTGGAGCATTAGGTCCAGTCTGGAGTGCCTGGTGGAATGATTGTGTTCCTTTTGAACGCCAGTTAAATGTTTTTAACACACCTCAATGGGCAGTAGTAAAACCAATTGCCGGCATTGAAGCAGTACTTGATGGCATGAATAACATTGATCGAGAATTTGGGATAGCATGATTATAAACACAGAACGTTCGCATTTAAAATATTGGTACGGTAATGACCGTAACCAAATATGGCGCAAGGATAATTTAGAAACAACATCGATGAGCGTAGGTGGTTGTGTTCGCAAGCCAATGAGCTTTAAAGCAGAGCTGATTAGAACTGCCCGCATACTAAACAAAACGTATCCAGACTTAACTATTTTTCTAAGCGGCGGATTAGACAGCGAAATGGCACTGCAAAGTTTCTTATCAGCTGGCATTACTCCACGCATTGTTACTATTAGATTCCCTGACGATAAGAATATACATGACATTGGCCCAGCTATGCGAATGTTAGATCACATGGGATTGAAGTATACAGTCATTGATGTAGACCCAGAAGAGTTTGTAATGAGCGGAGAAGCATTTGAAATTGGCGCTCGTTACCAAGGGTACAGTTTCTATCAACAACTTCTTATGAAGGTGGCACTTGATTACAATGCGCCAATGATTACAATTGATGAAATTGAATTAGAAAAGCTGCCTAGTATTAACTGGGAAACTGGCGAACATTATGACCGTTGGGCGTTCTTAAAGAAAGAAGACCAAGATGGCGTGTGGCGTAGATTTGCTGATGCAACTGGCATTCCAGCACTAAACAACTTTTACAGTTATAGTCCAGAATCTATTTTATCATTCTTGCAACTGCCAACAGTGGATGATTTAGTAAATGATCAGATTCCGGGCAAGCTGGGATGGACAAGTAGTAAAATGAAAATTTATTCGCATCTTGGATACAACTTTAGAAAACGCCCAAAGTGGCATGGAGTTGAAAATTATATGCACTTGTGGGACTATGTACGATACAATGTCTATGCCAAGTCAAACCTAAACTTTGATGAGCGTAACTATGTTATGCCCATTGACGAACTAAGACAAAATTTAATTAACGGAGTAGAGACAGTATGCAATATAGCCTAATGCCGATGACATTTGATCATTTGCCAGGACTTGTGGAGTTTGCAGAGCATATCTATGCACATACAGATCCAGACAAGTACCCAGATTTTAAAATCTCAAACGACATCGACGATGCTGAAAAACGTAGAAAGTTCTTTTCAGCGTTTATGTTACCAAGCACGTTTAACAACTATAATATTAGGCAGTCATATGCTTTAGTTGATGAGCACGGAGTGTATCAAGCTGCCGTTGGTGTTAAGCGTTGGGCTCATATGCCAAGTTGGAGTTTAAGCTGGTTGCTAAGTCCTAGTATGGGAGTAAAGTTTATCCCAGTATTTAGAACGATTATTGCAGAGCTTTGTAAGGTACACGAAGCCGCAGGTATGAACGAGTTTTATGTGAGTTACCCGTCACATCGCGAAGCCGCATACAGTAAGATTATGTTACCCGTTCGCGAAAACTATTATAGTTTTGTAGAGTGTACTATTGAAGCAAACACACGAAGTCACTATAGTTTTATCCACGAACTAATGGGGCATGCGCTACATCCACACGATATGAACCTGCGAAGATATATACTACGCAGAGAAAACACATTACCGCCAAGCCAGGGAGGCACGGCAATCCCTTTAAGTAAAGCTACTTCATGAAAAATTGGTTGAACAAACAAGCTGAGTTGTATCGCAAGACACACCAGATCCCTTACATTCTTGCAATATGGTTGCCATATCATATTGCCGCAATCGCCACGATTGCATATACTGTTGCAACAGGCTGGTCATGGCATTACTTGCTACTTGCTGTACTTGGTTGGGTATTACTCGACGGTGTTGGCAACAACTTGACACTACATCGTTGGTTAAGTCATAAGTCATGGACACCACACAAGTGGGCTGAACCTTTCTTATTATGGGCGGCAACATTAGTAGGCGAAGGCAGTCCTCTATGGTGGGCCGCATTGCATCGCGGGCATCATCACAAGGTAAGCGATCAACCAGGCAAAGACATTCATACGCCAGTTGGCAATGGCTGGTGGTTCAGTTATATGGGATGGCAGTTTGGCATTGAACAAAACTCTGTTAGCTTCCGCTATGCAGTTGATTTACTTCGTGATCGCCGTGTTACATTTGTACATGAAAACTATAACAAGATCATTTACGGTACGTTGTTATTGAGCTTCTTGCTATTTGGTTGGCAAGCTACTATTTGGTTCTTTGTTGTAGGTGCCCTTATGAGTTTGCATGCCGACGGCCTTGTTAATACATTTGGACACGTACCAGCAGCCGGTTACCAAAACTTTGAAAACAAAGATGAGAGCACTAACGTATGGGCAATTGGTTACTTCCACTGGGGCTCAGGTTGGCACAACAATCATCACAAGCAAGCAAGCTCGTTTGACTTTGGCACAAGTGTAAGCGGACGCTGGCACGAATTTGATCCATGCTTGCTTCTTGTAATTCCGTTTGCTCCGCTTTCGGAGACTAAACGCTTGTGGAAACTTAGGGAAGATGCTATAATTGCTTATAAACTTTAAGGATTATAATGACAGTTCGCCTCGTATCATATTCTCAGCCAACTGAGGAATTTAGAAATGAAGGTATTGCGGATGCACAAGAGCTTATTGCTTTTTGTGCCCGCGTATCAAACCCCACTAACCAGTACAACACTGAAACTAGTGAAAAACTAATCAAGTATCTTGTTAAACATGCACACTGGTCGCCACTCGAAATGGCAAGTGCATGTGTAGAGATTACTACCACACGTGATATTGCACGACAAATTCTGCGTCACCGTAGTTTTGCGTTCCAAGAGTTCTCTCAGCGTTATGCAAACCCAACAGAAGATTTAGGCTTTGTTATTCGCGAAGCACGTTTCCAAGATACAAAGAATCGTCAAAACTCTGTTGAGTTAGACTTAACTGATCCTGCTCAACGTGAGCTAAACAAAATTTGGATTGAGAAACAACAAGACATTATTCGCCTTGTTAAAGAAACATACGGCTGGGCAATTAGTAATGGCATTGCCAAAGAACAAGCACGTTCAGTACTACCTGAAGGTAACACAGTTAGTCGTTTGTATATGAATGGTACATTGCGTAGCTGGGTACACTTTATTGAATTGCGTAAAGAAAATGGCACACAAAAAGAGCATCAACTTGTTGCCCTTGCGTGTGCCAAAGCTATCTCGGCTATCTATCCGATGTTAAGCGTCTAACTCTTTTGTGGCAGTTAACGAACCATCTTCGTTCTGCCATAAAAATCCCCAAGCGTTATTATAACGTGTAATGGTCGGCAAGCTCGGCCATTTTGTTTTGTACTTTAGGTATTTCTCGTTAGGCCAAATATCATTAATCAGTTGCTTTGCTGGCAACTTGTATGTGTTCCATTTGCCGCCTACCTTAGCTTCACTAGTATATAATGCCCATTGCTGATATTGCTCGCTGTCAAAGAAGTTAATAACATTGCCAGCCATGTATTCAGCTTGTTTAGCAGTAGGTGCATGCATTGCCATCCGATACTTAACAGCTTGCCACTTCATAGCATAATTCAACCACCATAAGAAATCATGGTTGGTGTTAATAGGCACTGGACTTGCTCCAACAAGATCCCGCAACATTTGCTCGCGTTCTTCTCTGTATGGTTCCTTCTTGTCTAGCAACCAAGGAAGTGTTTCAGTTTCCCAATCACCATGAATAGCATCAAAGTTGTTGGTGTTATCCATGTAGCTCTTTAGTGTTAAGCTACCAAACAAGTTATCGGCACATTCACCAGTAACACATACATTACGTGGATCACTAACAATATCATAGAACTGATTGCTAGCCAACAGCTTTGTGCCAAAGTAAGGAAGCACTACTTCGTTGAAGAACTCTGGATTCTCCATTTGACTATCTTCGTTAATAGCAAGCCACGTTACCTTTTGTAGCTCTGCCCAGTCCGGGTGACTAATAAGCAATGACACAATCAGTGTAGAATCAATGCCGCCACTTTGGAAAATAACAAGTCGTTCCTTACCTGGTTCTTTCAACTTGGCAATACAATCATCAATTCTGTTATAGCTTACTGCACTAAATGAAGGAACAATAGCAGGGCATTCAGGAATTGGGCTATTGTTGTATATCTCAACTCCTGGCACATCAATAGTGCCTGTACGATCACTTAAACTGATCCAAGGGTTAAACATTTCAATGAATGTTTTTGTTACAGGATTGATATCAACTGCTAGCGGACTGCGATAAAGTCTGTGGGGAATATAGTATAATAATTTTTTCATGTTACATCATCATTGATAAAAACGAATCTTCGTCCATTCGCGCACGTACAACAGCAAATTCTTCTTTGTTCTTTGCGGCACGTATCATGTTTTGAAATCTAATACGCAGGCGTTCCAACTTGCGGATCAAAAACTTTCTATTGTGGTACTTGTTGACAATAAGTCCGGCCGCAACGTTTATGGTCAATCCAGTCTCTTCGGCATAGTCCTCGACCATACCAACATCTTCTGTCAAACCATTGACTACATCATTAGCCTGACGATACTTTTCTTCGTATGCTTCATGTTGCCATTCAAACCTTTGTTCAAATCGCTTAAAGCCATGTGCTAGTCGTTGCTGTAGTTCTGTTACTAGACTAACACGAGCTTGTAGTTGGTGACTTAAGATTGTAGATTCCATGCTTTTACGGTGTGCAATAAATTCTGTATTGCGTGGACCATCAAACTTGAGTTTGAAATCTAAATTACCCTGGCGAAGTTGCGAGGCATGTAAATCACTTACACCATAAATTCTACAAATTGCTTGGAACTCTCCTAAGCAGGCTGATTCTAAAACGGACATGTCAGTTGACCATGCCAATACTTCGTTTTCTGCTGTGCAAGCTAATGCTAACCAATGCATATCAATAACTCCTATCGTTATTGTATGTAGTTAAGAAATTGACGGGATGTTCTCCAATAGGATGTCTTTAGTAAAGCGAATGCTTAACATCAATCTTGGACTATTGCTTTTATTTTCGATATGGTGCGGAATGTTAATCTTAACAAACGTTGGTTTGTTGATAATTTTGGTAGCCGCTAGCGTTGGCTCATCTTGCCAATTAATCTTGAGATACTTGATAGTTTTAAATGGACTTTTAGTTAGTACAAAGTCGCCATCATACCAGTACATTGGCCCATTCTCGCAGTTTAGGATAGGAAGATTTAAGGCAGTATTAGATGCATTGATACGCTCGGGGTCAAATCCATCAACGTGTAAATCCTGCACAAAGTTAGGTTCATTGATAAACATGATGGCTGTTTTGATCTTAACTTCAATGCCAAGTACAGTCAGAATATCGTGCTCAACTAGCTTGCCAATGTATGCTAAATCAACTCCAGAGAATACAGTAGCAGTAGTAAATGCTCCATCCCACTTGCTACGGCAAAACTTTTGGACTAGCGGCCAACTTGGTAAATCTATTTCTTTAAAGTATTCCATACTAATATTTATTGGCAACTTAGTACAGGGAAAATTCATAAGTACTACTATGGAACATATACTTGTATTTTTAACTTGGACTCTATATCTTTACGTTATACACCGCATTATTCACGGTGTTGGCTTAAAGTTCTTCCCGGTAGCGTTTAAAGCGCATGCAGATCATCACAAGTATATCAATACACACGAGCAAACAAAGTGGCACTGGAATAACTTATTCTTATTCAACGATACTTGGATGAGCACACTTGACTTGTGGATCACTGAAGTTATTCCAACTCTGGTGTTTAGTTGGATTACAGGTTACTGGTGGGTAAGCGTATTTTACTATCTATGGGCCGCACTAATTCAAGAAACAATTGAACACAATCCAAAGTTCAACTTTTATCCGTATCTCACAAGTGGAAAGTGGCACTTGATTCATCATCGTGCCACTAACTTCAATTACGGATTGTTTTTCCCAATTTGGGATATTTTATTTAAAACTCACAAGCCACTGGCTAATTGAAATTTCTTAGCTGGGCCAGTCATCTCTATCCAATCATCAAATGCTATGCTAGCTTGCTTAGTATCTAATGCCAGTACCAATGGCCAAATATCTAAAAAATTTCTATTAGATACACTAACTGCGTCGATTGCCTTGGGCACTAATCGTACAGAAATTTTACCGTCTGGCTCAATAAACACTTGACTTGGACCGTTTGCAATACCAACACGATCTAAGAACGCAAATGCACTTTCAACGCCATCAACAAAAAATGGACGGTTTTGATCTTTTATCATACCCCATTTAGCATCCTTATACACAAACGCATCAATGATTACATGCTTACAGTTATAAGATATAATGTTAAACATTTTACCAAGTTCAATTTCAAACTTGTGTGATAGATAGTATGCTTTGCGATCAATTAATGGTCGATTGTGGAGTAAGACTTGATCATTGATAGTATCGGCCCATCGTTGTCCACTTCCGCCCCATGCTAATACCGACTTGTATTGCGTTTCCCGATCCCACGCTGAGTTGTTTAAATTGAGAACTTCCATGTCCGGCGGGTACGCAAACATCTGACCGCTAGTTGTCACAACCAAGTAACTGAGATTGTTTGCAGACAAAGCACGGGTAAGTGCTATTGCCTGCGCCCCAGGATTGATTAACAATAAGTCAGTCATTGATTAAAGTGTGTTGCTAACAATGCACCAACAACTCGAGTCACACGAGTCTTAATAAGATCGCTATCCATCATAACTTCAAAATCTACAATCCTGTCCAGATATTGTTCTAGTTGCTTACTTGCTAGTAGCTCGTTGCTACTTTTAATATCAGACAAGTCTTCCTTCTTAAAGACTACTTCAGTACCATCGTTAAGATACACTTTGATCCAGTCAATATATTCAACTGGAACTTCTTCTACATGTATCTCACGTAGCATTTCTTCAAAACTACGATCCTTTTTGCGGATGCTCATTAACTACTCCAAAATGATTTAATACGGTCAAACAATTTTGGTTTTAAACTGCTTGTGCTTTTGCTGGACGTCCTCGGCCCCGCTTGACTACTGTTGATGTCGCTGTTGATGACTGAGTCGGACTTACGGGGGCGACCGCGGCCGCGCCTTTTGGGTCGAGCTTCTCTGCCTCCTCACGTAGGCGTCTTGCTTCTAACTCAAACTGGTTGGCTTGAACACGATACTTGCTTGCAAGCATTTCATCGCTGATAACACCTGGTGGGTTATTAGCTGGTGCTGTAGTTGCAATGTCGCTTGAGCGTGTGCCTGCCGCAGTTTGTGCATTGACAATTTGTTTCAATTCACGATTCAAATCAACTAGGTTAATAGTAACACCTGGGCGTGGTGTCATTGCTACTGACTTTGTTGGGACCTTAACCATCCAACCTTTTTGGTGTAATGTGTTAAGCATATTTGTGCCATCATGAAATACTTGACGGAACAAGTAATCACTTGTGTCCATTAAGTCTTGGCAGTTTGGATGTTGAATTACTTTGATAAGATCATCGTGGTATAACTGTGGTAGTGTTTCAGTTGGGATGATCAATGCTGAATCAGGGTCACCGGGTAGTTCGCGAAATACCACAACGCATTTCTTCCCTTGTCCGTTGACTCCAACATGTTTAATGAATTGTGCCATGTGGTATCTCCTTAAATTTACTCAGCAGCCGCGTCTGCGGTAACTTCTGCGCCTTCACCTTCAGCAGGTGCTGGCTCGTTTGCTTTTAGAAACTGTGCTAACTTGTTGTAAGTTGCGCCAATGATTTCCATTTCGCCTGCGCGGTATCCGCCACGCTGGCTTGCTAACTCAATTGCACCAGCAAGAATCTTCATGTCTTGTAGTGTTAAGCCGATTGGCTGTGCTTGTTCTTGTTGTTCCATTAATATCTCCTAGGTTAAAAAGATGGAAGTCTTCCGCAAATACTTATAGCGTCGATTACCCCTGTGTGTAGCCAAAAAAAAAACGCACCCTAAGGTGCGTTAAAAGGAGCCCACTGCAAAATTAGTGTTTAGGCGGCACGTAGTTAGCAGTAATGCCAAACGGTGCTGTAATAGTATTGCTACCATGCACAACAAACAACGTATCGCAATAGTCTGGGTCGCCCCAGCTACCAAACGGATATCCGTCTGTGAATACTACAAGTTGATGCGGTTGAACATCGTTATGCTTCATCCATTGCCAGATGCAAGTAAAGTCAGTGCCACCACCACCTTGGATGTTGTATTCACCCATGCTTCGACCGTCATCACCTGTAAAGGTATCTTCGTTATAAACATCAGTGTCGAATGTAATTACTCGCACCTTGTAACTTGTGAACTGATCCAAGCTGCCTTGTACCATACCCAAAAAGTCTGCCAGCATACGTTCGCAAATAGAACCAGAAGCGTCCAGTGCAACAACAATGTCCAGTTCCTCACCTGGCAATTGTCCAGGCATAACTGCACCAGTATGCCACGCCTTACGGTTAGGGCGCATCCAAGTGTAGTCGCTCTTGACAGAGCCGGAGAACTGAATACGCAACAAGTCTTTCAAGTCCATTACTGGAGCAGTAATGTCTTTAACAAGACGCTCAATGTCACCAGGAGTGTTACCTGCACCTGCACTCTTTGCGGCTTGAATAACAGCTTCACGCCATTCGTCACGCAAGGCTTTCTTTTCTTCTTCGCTCAGCTTCTTGAACTTGGGCTTGCCTTTGCCGTTGCCTTCTTGATCGCCATCGCCATCACCGGAGCCGTCACCATCACCATCCATTTCCAAGTGATCATCAAACGGCATCTTGATAACTGTGGCATTGGCCATCAAGTCATCATATACTTCGTCGGCAGTCTTGCCTTCGTACTTGCGGTCTGCCAAGATGTCGACTACGGTGATGCGAGTACCAACGTTCTCGCGGATCAACATGTTATTGATAACAAAGTCGCCGGCCATGTTCCACACACCCGGCTCACGACTACCACGGCGTGTCATGTGATCAAAGATAATATGTCCAAGTTCGTGAGCAAAGCCAAACACCAACTCACCATCAGAACACTTTTGAACAAAGTCTTTATTGTAGTAGAACTTGCGACCGTCAGTTGCAATAGTCTTGCACCATTCAACTTCTTCCAGTTTCAGACGTGCCGCCAAAGGACCCCAAAAGGGATACTTGAGCAACATACTAACACGGCTCTTAATTAAGCGATCTTTTGCGGGCATTTTAGACATTGTGGCTCCTAAATTTCTTACTGTATGTGACTATTATACTACGATTTTGGCTCTTCGTCAACCGGTTTTTCTGTTGTTTTTTTGCTACACATTAAGTCCCACAGCATAGCAACTTCGGGCTCTCTAAACCAGATTTTTTGCTTGGGAACAAAGTCCCAATCCAATCGTTTCAAACCTTGTTGCCTGCACCATGCGGTAACTTCATTAATTGTTGTGGCTCGATCAAGAGTGCGGACGGACCAACCTTGTCGTTGTTTGCGGAGCCACTCGCTAACATCGCCCGGTGAAGGGGGCTGGTCCGTCCAGACTGTCGTATAGTCCGGACCGTATAGCATTTCTGCTATTTGAACAGTCCGGGGTCTATCACTCATCTGTAAGCAGATTAGCGTAACGCTTGAAGAACTCTGGGAAGTTGGTCATCTTCTTGCGATCGAAAACCACCTTGTAAGACTTCAACACTGTATGGGCACCCATGATAACCATTTCTGGTTCAAAGTTCGCCATCATAAAGCCAAGCCAGTTGTCGGCGTTCTTGTTGAACTCGTCCAACTTACCTTCACGCTTACCTGCTTCGTAACGAGTACGAAGTTCATAGCTCAAGCTAGTAACCAGAGCGTATGCGGCAGACACTTCCTTGCTCTTGAAGGTGGTAACTTTGCCACTCAACACATCTGATGGATCAGGCAAGTCTGCGGCGTGCTTACGGTGTGCCATAAACTTAATCGCCATACCTTCACCAACCAAGCCCGACACCATGTCTGTGTTAGCAGAGTCCGGCATGTCGTCGTCGATCATATCGCTAACAAAGCTCCAGGTACGTGGAGTAGAGAAAGCACGATCGTGTTGCGTAGGATCAAAGTTGTACAAGTCGCCTTTGAACTGCTTCAAGAAGCCCACCACGTGCGGATGGATCTCGTTCATGATAGCCCATTGTTCCCAGTCTTCAAAGTCCACACGGATTTCCAAGTGCATGAAGCGGTTAGCCAGTGGGCTAGGCATACGGTACGTAACACCTTTATCGCCCATTCGGTTACCTGCGGCAATCATAACCACGTTATCGGGCAAGGTGTACTGGCCCACTTTGCGGTTTAGAATCAGCTGGTAAGCCGCGGCCTGAACAGCAGGAGGAGCAGAGTTCAGTTCGTCCAAGAACAGGAACACCACATCGTGTTGTGCGGCAAACTCTGCGGTAGGCAGTTCGGAAGGAGTAGCCCACTTCATAGTGTTGTCGCCGGCACTGTAATAAGGAACACCCTTAATGTCAGTAGGATCCATCAAAGCCATACGCAAGTCTACGACTGCGGAGTTGGGCCACTCTGCGGCAACTTGGTTCACCATATCAGACTTACCTACGCCGGGAGGACCCCAAACGAATACTGGACGGCGTTTCTGTACGGCACGGCGCAAAATTGGCTTGCACTCGCTGATCTTAACTGTGCGGGTTTCTACTTGATTTCCCATTTGGTGGCTCCTACTTAGGGTTTGTTAAACATGTATGTATTATAAGGCATTTAGTTGCGATTGTCAACAACTAAATGCCTTGTTGTTTTTATGCAACAGCTTGTTCTTGTGCTGGCATAACTTGTGCGATGAACTCGCTAGCAAGGATTGCTTCTTTAGTCATCGGGGCAGGCAGTTCTACGAACTTGACATCGGTACAACCTGCACGAACGAGCGTTTGAGTACGGCGCTTGTCATTAGTGTAGCGAAGTGCGCCACGACCCTTTTTATCAACGGCATAGCCGACAAAAGTAAAAGTCTCACCAGCGATAACTGATTCAACTGCGGCTTCAACTGCTCGGGCGGTAACTTTAGACATAAATTTTCCTTTGAGTGTGTGTTAAGTGTTTATTGCAGAACCGTTCCGCAATGTTTAAATTATACTATTGATCCAGATCCTTGTCAACCTGTTTTTGATGCTTTTCGCGTCTTTTGTAGGCTTTTTTGCTTTCCTCTACCTTGCCCTTGAAAGGGCTGTCGGCATGGTACAGCTCAATAGCTCTACGCTTAGTACGCTCTAGCTTCAAAGTGATTGTAGTCCGTTTCATAGTGTTACTATTATATGGTGGGTTGAGCCAAAGGTCAACCTGTTTTTGGCTCTTTTTACCAAAATTTCATGAAAAAAGTGTTGTATTTTTGCAACAAAAAGGTAATACTTAGGTTTAACCTTTTCCCTGTGCTCGCCTGCTTAATCCGTCGAGCCACAGCACAATATCATCGTTCACTAAACGGATTTCCATTGCATCCTGTTCACCAAAGATACGAAAGTAGCCGGCACCATGATAGTAAGGCCAATCTAAGTGTTGCTCAAGTCCAATCAAGTGTCCAGGTTTTGGGCTCCATCCTGGTGGGCATTGGTATGACCAATAGCGGAAGTGGGGCTTCATTAATTCCCAACCGAATGTAGTTAAGCGTAGACCTTTTTGCTTACCAGGTTGGTAGTTTTTAAAAACAGTGTACTCTGTTATCTTGGTGTTTTCCCAAATGTGCGGAATCGGGTACTGAGCCAAGTACTCAGTTATTTTTGTAGGAAGATCCTTGCTCATTGATTTTGCGTCCCTGCTTTAATTCAACAACAGAGAAGTCATTGACCTTGAATAGCTTGTTTAACTTGTCGGCCAAGTTAAACGCATGTCCGGGATTGGAAAAGGATACCTTTTTATATTTTGGGCCTGGATAGCTGATTAAGCTATTCAGTGTGCGGAGATTAATTGGTTTGTCTTTGTAAAAAACAGCGTATATTGCATCAGCCGCAAGTACTTCTTCGCTCTTATAAGTTCTTGGGTTTGTATACGTTAATAGGATGTTGGGCTTTGGTCTACTCATACTTTTATTTATCAAAAGTAGGTATTTAATGAGCCAACTACACCGTAGTTTTTGGTGCTAAAATAGACAGTTTGTCGCCGTGTATAATAATACAGCTCATTTCGGGATTTTTAGTTGGAGTACCAACTGCGGTAAAGGTACGAGTTTTAGAGTTGGCCCAAAGAGTGAATACAACAACACCATCAATAGAACCAACCATAACAACATCTTCTCCAGCGGCTTTAAGCTCAGTAGCTAAGTCTGTGGTTTTCCCGCAAGTCCATTGCGAGTCTAGCTTAAAGACTTCAGCATTAGCAGGCCACGCAAAAAATGCAATGGCAAATGCCAGTAAGGAAACAATCCCTACTTTAGTTATAAGTGGCCGCCAGCCATTCTGTATGTTGTTGAGCATTATCTGA